CAATGCGACCACAGGAAAAATCATCAAAGGTTATTGAATTGCCAATGCCGGCAGATTTAGTTGATAACACAGGTCTTTCTATTGATGGCTTTGAACGTAGCATGTTGGAAACCGCAGCAAGTGATATGGTTGGTGGCAAGGGCGCAGGTATTGGCGAAATGCTACAGGGTCTTGGGGCGATTGGAATACAGGCATTCAACGATGATGGTGGACTTGACGCAAATGGGAAACAGAAGGTAAGCGATGGTAGCAGAGCAAAGTTAACGAAAATGCTAGGTTTGGTCGCAGGAAGTCTCGGTACTGCATTTACAGAATTAGGTAAACAAAAAGTTGCAGAATTAGCAGGGTTTGGTAATAGTGTTAATACTGTTAGAGGTTCAGCAACCAATCCACAAAAGACATTATTTTTTAATGGTGTTGATCTTAGATCGTTTGATTTTAGTTTTTCATTATTCCCAGAGAGTCCTGAAGAAGCTGACACCATAAAACAGATTATCAGAGAAATTAAATATCATACATTACCTAAAATACAATCGCTTGCGGCTGATCCAACTGGTGATGCAGGCGCTGCTCTAGGTACTGCGTTCTCTAAAGCATTCTTAGAATATCCAGCAGTTGTGTTTATTAATCTATTAGGTGTTGACGAATCACACTTTACAAAATTCAAACCGTGCATGGTTAAAGGATTTAATGTTTCGTACGGTGGCGCAGGTAATGCAACAATTGCAGAAGGCGGAGTACCTGCTCAGGTCGATTTTGCATTGTCATTACAAGAAATAGAAATACAAACCGCTGAAGATTACGCACCAGTAAGCACGGAAGGATAAGAACATGGGCATGAAATATTTCGAGAATTTTCCGATCATAAATTACGAAGGTAGACGTGTAAGAGATATTACTCGAAGAGCGTCGTTCGTTGGGGCAGTTAAGAACAACCCTTACGTGTATTATCCTTATACCGTTAAAGAAAACGAAAGAGCTGAAGATATCGCATTATCATATTATGGTTCTGTAGATTATATTTGGTTAGTGTATATGGCAAACAATATTATAGATCCTTATTACGAATGGACTATGAGTGCACAAACCTTTAACGATTACTTGGTATCAAAATATACAGAAGAATCAGGCAGGATTGGCGAAGATGTCATTGATTGGACAAAAGACACCACAATTGATGAAAACATTTTGTATTATATAAAAACAGTTTAGGAATTAGCAAATGGCAGTTGATAGTATTATCTTAGCACCGGAATCTTTCCGAACAATTTATCTTCGTCGTGAGGATCGCGTGATTATGCGAACTGAACGTGGACAGAAGATTATTATTAAAAGAATCGTTCCTGACGATTGGGTTGCTTATCGCGTATTTGAACACGAAACATTAATTAACGAAAATAAGAAAGAGATATTCTTGTTTGATAACACGTACACAAATCAATTAACTAGTCAGTTCAAAGCAAGCGTAAGTAATCAATAATGGAAACATTTAACCCTGGGTATTGTACAATTGAAGGAGCTTCGCTTGTATCACACGCAGGTGAATCAGTTGACATCTCTACAATGATAAATGCTCTTATAATACAACAGAGTATGGGTCAACTGTCTTACACAGTTAATATTGGTGTACTTGATGCTGTTGGTTTATTACATAACTTTCCAATTAGAGGAGAGGAGATAGTATACTTAAGTTTAAGATCACATGACTTACAAACTAAGATATCATTAAAGCTCAGATTAACTGCGGTTGAGAATCTTGTGCAGCAAGGTGAAAAGACTGCGTATACAATTATATGCGTTTCCACAAGTTCCTACGATGCAAGTCTTAAAAATGTTATAACCGCGTTTAGAAATAAAAGTGCTGGGTATTGTGCAACGCAACTATTTAAAAAGAACTATGGTAAGATAACCAAAAGCAATGTTGCTGGTACCGCCACCGTGTATAAATTTGATAAAGATAAGGAAAGATTATTCGTTGCCGAAGAAACTGAAGGCGCTATGCGAGTAACAATTCCAGATTACGCACCTGGGGCTGCAATGAACTTTCTTGCTACTAAAGCATACAGTAGGAAATCATTATCTTCGATGTTTAGATTCTTTGAAACAATTAAAGGATACTTTTGGGTAACCGACGAATGGTTATTACAAGAAGGTAAAAAGGCTGGTGCAAAAGCTTTACACTACGCGCCAGGGACTGCGGTTCCTTTAGATCCAAGAGAACAAATATCAATTACACAAAGTGTAGAAAAGTTAGATTCAAGTTCTCATATTAATACAATGTTAGATATAGATGGGGGTGGTTATAAAAACACTGTCATTGAAATTGATTTAACTCAACATACGAAAACTGTTTATAGTTACGACTATCTTAAAAGTAAAAGAAAATATAAAGGTATGGGTGGGCAAGCTCCTACTAAAGATGGTCAGAAACATAGTGATGATTTTATTAAGAAAACATTCACGGCTGATAATGGTGTAAATCATTTTGTGATTAGAGATTGGGCTGCCCCTGGGTTTGAAGCAAAAGCTGGTATGGTTCCCAGAGAAGATCAGTTTATGCCTGAAATTATTTCTAATAGAATAGCATACAATTATCATTTAACGAATTCGTCAGTTACTGTTAATATGAAAGGCAGGTTAGATATTCAACCCGGAGATATTATTAATCTTACAGTGCAAGAACCTGATGTTTCGTTAAGTGGCAAAATGAATACAAGAAAAAGCGGTTTGTACTTAGTGTTCAACACGGTACATGCAATAGACAATGAACAACTAAATTCGTCTTTTAGTTTAGTTAAATATGATTGGGATAAAGGTTATGCTGGGTAATAGCGGAGTCTCAACTCCACAATTCTTTATTGGCGTTGTAGAAAACAATGTTGATAAAACAATGGAAGGCAAAGTTCAAATTAGAGCTTTCGGTCTCCACGGTACACACGAAGATATAGAGACACAAGATTTACCTTGGGCAGTTTGTGCTGCTGGCAATTACGATCCAAATAATCCACCACCCCCATTAAATTCATTTGTTTATGGGATGTTCTTAGATGGACGAATGGCACAGCACCCAATGGTACTTGGTTTAATCCCAGGGACATATAATAAAGAAGCTGATCCTGCGGTTGATGGCTTTGGTGTTATCGCAGATAAAGATGGTGATTTGTTAGGAAGAGGATATGGTCCTAGAGACTTCAACTCCGGTGGTGGTCCTGATAAGTTAGCTCGTGGCGAAAATCTATTAGAAACATATCTATTAAGTATGGCAGCTAATAGAGTCCACGATCAAAAGATTGCTGAATCAGATGAAACGTGGGCAGAGCCACCCCCATCGTACGCAACAAAGTATCCATATAATAAAGTAATTAAAACGGCGAATCATAGTATTGAATTAGATGATTCTCCTGGCGCTGAACGTATTACGATTCATCATAGAGCAGGTTCTTATATTGAAATAGATTCCAAAGGTACTGTTTCGGAAAGAGCTCAAGGTGATCGTTACGAAGTTAATATTGGTACAAAGCACGAATCGTCAGGTCATAGTGTTGTTACAATTAATGGTAACGCTCATGTCTATGTTAAAGGTAATAAGACTGAGGAAATTGAAGGCGATTATAAAATGCTTGTTCACGGTCAAGCCGAGTTTGGTGTTGGTGGACAATTTACAATAAACAGTGGAGATCAAGTTCAGGTTCGTGGTGCAAACGTTAAGCTTGAAGCAAACGTCGGTATTATGACACTGATGGGCAAAAAGGAAATACAGTTTGAAGCAACGAATCAATTAAACTTTGTTTCTCAAAATATAAAGAACACTGCGTTATTAAGTTATGATGTATATTCTAATAAGAGTATTAAATTTACTTCTGTAATGGATATACATAATGTTGCTTCTAATATTATTAACCTAGCTCATGGTTTAATTCCACCAAATAACTTATCAGGATCTGTTGGTGCACCGGGATGGAGTCTAACAACACCTGCCGTTAATATCACTGCAGCAACTGGTAGCTTTATTGGCGTTTGGAATGCAACTGCGATTAACTCTGGTATAATTACTTCAAGTAGTGTTGTTAATTCTCCATCGGTTGTCGCAACTTCGGTGGCAGCAACTACCGGTGACTTTAGTACTTTGGGTGCACCACTGATGACGGCAACAGGAGCTGCATATAATGGCGGTTATCGACCACCGGTTGTAAGTGTATCAATACCAAGTGTACCTGCATTAATCCCAGGCGCAATAAGTACACCACTCGCTGCACCTGTTCCGGGGTTTAGTTCAGGTTGGGCATATCCTACAGGTAATAGTCCGGTGTTCTTTGCTAAAGTATTAACAAGTCCATTCTCATTACTTGCGAACTTGCCTCCGTTAGGAACAGGTGCATGGGGTATGATTGAAGTTAAAGCTCCGGAACCTCCGAGCAAGTCAATGGCTATTATGCCTAGGGGTTACTTCTCTTTAGGTTGGTCTGCCGGATTTATGTCCGCAGTTGATGATAGCGCAAAAGGAGAGATATTCTAATGGTTGATGCATGTATTGATAGAGATGACCAAACAACTCAAAACAGATTAGCACTAACACCCAGCGCAATAGTAACTGATTCTGAAGGTAGATTTACTTCTGCTCAAATTGATGCTATTACTAGAGAACTTGCGAATAACATTCTTGCTGAAGCTGAAACAAATCCTTTGCTCGTAGCCAAGAACAAATATGGTAATGGAATATATACTTCTACCGATTATTTAAATGGATTACTTAGACAACAGATTGGCGATCTTACAGAATATCCTGATTTAGATGCAAGATGGACACGCGGTAATATATCAAGTTTAGAAACTGCTGATTTCCTTAAGGCGTATAATTATACTCCAAGTGGTTTTGAAAGCCAAACAGATACTCAAAAGTTAGCAAGAAACTTAGACTCGTATTACAAAAACGATTTCAGTTCAAGCATACTTGGTGGATTCTGCGATAGGTTTGATTCTGTCTTTGCTTCAATAGATGCGTTCTTTGATTTAATTGGAACAGTTGAGAATCTAATTACTGATGTATTAGATTTTGTTAATAAAGTAAGAACATACGATGGTTTAAAAGATCTAACCGTTAAAGGTGTTATCGAAAAACTAATTAAAGAAATTAAGAAAAAGATTAAAGCTGTAATAAAGAAAATCTTTGATGAAGTAACAGACATGGTCGATAACTTTGATCCATCCAAGATCACTGAAGACATGGAAACGTTTATTGATAAATCTGTTGTGAAAGGGATAATGACAACACGCGAACAAATGTGTGCATTCTTTACTGACGCAAATAAGAAAAGTATTACAGATAAACTAATGGGTTTAATTGATTACGCGATTAGTTTATTCGAAAGCCCAGGAATTGAAGAAATACAATTTATAATATCAAGAGTATGCTCGTTGGCAGCAAACGTTGAAGCGTTAATACGAGATATTAAATCACCACTTGATAATTATGCAACTAGATATTCGCAAATAGTAAATAGATTAAGGAATATCTCAAATGTTGCGTCTAGTAGTGCTATATCAGCTGGAGCTATACGTTTCTCTCCGACGACTAGGAAAGAGGTAATAAATAGATTAGAAGGCAGATGGGTTCAGCCTGATGGCAAAACTATTACAAATACAGGTAAAGAACCAGTTAACATCGCGCCTATTACTGCTAAAGATTATAAAGAACTGCCAAGATGCGGTAATGTATTTAAAGGAACTGATAATGTATTTAAAGTCGAAGGAGATAGCTTCGATGAAAAGGATGGTGTTGGAATTACAGCCTATACTCGCGTTGATCTTGATGTTAAGGTTTATCTAAAGCGTGTTCAGGTACTTACTGGTCAGCCACTTACAATTGTATCAGGTTGGGTAAGTAAGGCTTACAACAAGAAAATAAAGGGCAACGAAGAGAATAGCCATTTAAGTGGTCTTGTTGTCGATATTAAAAAGGATATGATAGATCCTGCCCAATTTATAAAGGACGCGTTGAATAACGGGTTCAAATATGTTAAAGAATACGATGATTTCATTCATTTAGATATAAGAGAAATAATTTAATGTCAATAGCAACATACTTATCGCCGACAAAGAAAAAGATCAGTTTAAACTCTGATTTTAGAAAAGACTTACTTGTTAGTCCAGTCTCGAAAGATCTTGCGTTGCTTAAAGATGAAGATGCAGTAAAGGAATCAATTAAAAATTTGATTCTAACAGATCGCGGCGAACGTTTAATGCAACCTTACATAGGTGGCAATATAAGAGCTATGCTTTTTGAAAACATGACACCAGGGACTCTCAAATTAATTAAAGACAGAGTAACAACTACAGTTGAAACCTACGAACCTCGAGCGGAACTAATAGATGTATTTGTGTCAGGTGATTTAGATACGGCAAACGTTTCCGTAAGAATTACATTCTACATTCGTAATGCAGAGCAACCAATTCAGTTAGATGTTATTTTACAAAGGAACAGATAGAGATGGCAAATCCAAAGACTCCAATTACAGAACTTGACTTTGATAGTATCAAGGAACAGTTAAAACTGTATTTACAAACGCAAACACAATTCAAGGATTATAACTTTGAAGGGTCGAACATGAGTGTTCTTCTCGACGTGTTATCGTTTAATAGTTATCAAAATAACTTCTACACAAACATGGCCATTAACGAAATGTTTCTTGACTCTGCCGTCCTTAAGAACTCAATCGTTTCCCATGCAAAAGAATTAAACTATTTGCCAAAGTCACGCAAATCAGCTAAGGCAACTCTGAATGTTACAATAGTAGATAACAGTTCAACTGCCTCAACTATTACGATTCCACAGTATGCACCTTTTACTTCAACGTATCAAGGTGAAAGCTTTAACTTTGTAACAGACGAAGCATACACAGCAAGAAGAGTATCCCCTAATACATACATCGCTGAGAATGTTGATGTATATGAAGGTGAAATGCTAGTCAGTTTCCAAAAAGAAGGATTCATTGTAGATGCGGACGGTGTACTGAGAGTTAACCTAACAAACAACGAAGTAGATACCGATTCACTTGTCGTGTTTGTTGATGCTGAAGCAACTGATGATCAGAATATATTTACAAAGGCAACTACAATCTTTGGTGTTAGTCCATTAGATAAAGTATTCTATGTTGAACCGTTTCTTGATGATAAGTATGCAGTATACTTTGGTAAGAATCAATTTGGTTTACAACCTGAAGAATTCGAAGATGTAAGAGTACGATATAGAATTACATCTGGTGTTGAAGCTAATGGCGCATCAGTGTTCTCTGCAAGCTTTATCGAAGGCGCGACAATTTCTCCAGTAATTATTGCTGGTGGTCAAGCTGCAGGTGGTTCAGAAAGAGAATCAATGGAAAGTATTCGATACTTTGCTCCTAAGGCATTGCAGATTCAAGAAAGAGCAGTTACTACGTCTGATTACGAAGTACTATTACAACAAGCATTTCCTGAGATTACTGCGGTGTCTGCTTACGGTGGCGAACAGTTAGATCCACCTCAATACGGAAGAGTAGCAATATCGGTATACTTAAATGATAATACAGAAATTATTTCTAGTACATTATCTAATTCATATATAAGATATCTAAACGAAAGAAGCCCGTTAGGAATTGAGCCCATCTTTGTACAAACTGAATTTGTATACGCTGATGTGATAGTTTCAGTTAAATATAGCAAGAAGACAACTGAAAAGACAGCAGCTGATCTCGAAGCATTAGTTAGAACAGCAATTACCGCTTATTCAGATAATAATTTAGAAGACTTTAATAAAACATTAAGATCATCAAAACTTGCTGGAATTATTGATGCGCTAGATACGGGTATCGAAAGTACAGAGTTAAAAGTATCACCTATTATTGAATACTCGCCACCAGTTAATTATAATACGAATCCTACGTTTAAGTTTGAAGCTGAATTGGTTAAACCTTATCCTTATAAAAGTGCGAATGGTTTTACGAATTTTAAACCTGCGGTTAAATCTTCTGTGTTCGATGTTAAAGGTACTTGTGTATTCTTACAAGATGATGGCGCAGGAAACATTATGTTTGTTACTGACGAAGTAACAAATCCACAGATCACTAATCCTACAGCAGGTACGATAGATTATACAACAGGTTTAGTTAAGCTAACAAACTTTGAAGTAGAATCATATACTGGTGCAGCAATTAAGATTACTGCAACGACCAAGGAGAACGATGTTAAGGCTCCAAAAGGTCGCGTGTTTATTGTAAGAGATACTGATGTTAAAATAGGAATGTATTTAGAAGAGTTCCAATCTCCGGTAGCAACACAATCGGCAACGAACCCACCTAACACTACTATCAATACAGTATACTAATTAGAGAGAACAGATATGCCGCAAGGTGATATAGAAAAGAATCTATCGCTTTTTATTAAGCAACAATTTCCTGCGATATATCGTGAGAACGGACCTGAGCTCGTACAATTAGCCGAAGACTATTATAAGTTCTGTGAAACTCAAACGAATCAGTCTGTGTATCACCAGAGAAGGTTGTTTGAACATAAGGACATTGATACTACACTTGAGAGTATGCTTATATTCTTTAAGAAAAAGTATCTTGATAATCTACCGCTCAAAACTGATAACGTAAAGTTTATTGTTAAAAACATTCTAGACTTGTATAGATCAAAAGGTACTAAAAGAGGTATAGAATTATTCTTTGCTATATTCTATCAGGAGTTTGATATTGAAATACTTTATCCTTCTGATAGAATGGCAAAGGTGTCTGATAGTGAATGGAAACAAGGTGTATACCTACAGATGTTTCCAAACGATGGTGCCTTTCTATCAAAAACTGGCGCAGAATATACTTACTACAATTTATTATCTCGTAACGTTACAGGATCTTCCTCTAAAGCAAAGGCTGCCGTAAGATCGGTTAACTTCTTTATTCTAAATAACATTAGAACAGCTATTGTATATCTCGATGATATAAAGGGTAACTTTGCTAAATACGACAGCATACATACTATTATTAACGGAGAGTTAGTTAACTTTGGTAGAATTAATGGTTCTCTTTCAAGCTTTGATATTGATAAAAATGGCGAGGGTCAAACTGGAATCGAAGTTGGATCTGTATACGAAGTTAAACAAAAAGACGGTCGTGCAGGTAAAGCAATAGTAACAGAAGTATCTGATGAAACCACGGGTAAGATAACTTATACGTTAGAAGACGGCGGTTACGGTTATCAGCTAAACAATACAAGGCTATTAGTATCTAATCAATCCATTATCACAAATAATAGTTTTACTGGTTATAATCAAGGTTTTGTAAAATACGAAACTTTATCAGATCAGAATAATAATTCTGGTTATGTTATTGGTCAAAACGACAGTTCTATCGGTTTACTTATGGATGCTGGTGATGCATTCAATGCTAGCAGTGTCATAACTACAGTCAGGCCAAATATTATCGTTAACGGTGTATCTACTCCTGTACCGCAGTTAACTATTACTGTTGCATCAGGAGGCAACGAAGTTACATCAAAGAACGAATCTTCACCGGGACCATTGTTTCCTGATACCGCAGATGCAGACGATGTTAAAGTTAGTGCATTAAGGAATGTATCAATCGCTTCTGTTATAACGGATGTAGTAGCTCCGCATCTTCCAACAGTAATTAATCAGGCTGACTATTCAACAACTGCTGCGTTCTCAGGTACTGCTTCGCCAGTTACTTTTACAACGCCTTTAGATGAAGCCTTTGATATTCAAGATCTTACAATAGGTGAGATCGTTGGGTTTGAAAATATTAACCCCGGTTCAAATTATAGAAACGATGTATTCGTTGCTGTACAAGATAACATATTCAACAAGTTTGACCGAAGAAGTCAACTTATAACATTTGCAGATGCTGGTGATGCAGGTAGTTTCTCAATTGGCGATATCGTTACAGAACCAAGCACTAACATATCTGGTCGAGTTATAGACGTTATACAGAATGGCGGATATATTTCAGTAATGCCATTTAGTTATTATGGATTTAACGGAAGCAGTATAAGACTATCCGGATCCATAGGTGATAATAAAGTGGTGTCTAGTGTGACAGCAGATTATTCTGATTCGTCTCAAGTGATGGGCGATAGTGCTATCGTTGATGCCGAAACAAAATTTGCGTTTGGTAGAGTATCTAAAGTTAATATATTATCATCAGGATTTGGATATGTTGATTACGGAAAGCCTGAAACGTTTGGTACAGGATACGGACAATTAATAGATACCGATGGCGAGGTTGTTGCTTCAGGTTGGGTTGGTGCAGATAGGCAAGGTACTACTGAAGGTTATTGGGCTGGTGAAAATTCTCACTTAAGCGGATACATTCAGAACAGTGTAACTAATGTCACAACGATATTACCAAATAGTAATTTTGCGTTAGCAGTCACGGCAGTCGCCGCAGGATCAGATCCTGTTAGTTCAGTTGTTGGTTTAGCACCAGAATTCGAAAACTGGGCAAACAGTGTAGGCTCAGACGGATATGCTTATGGTGATATTACTGGTGATGGAAGTATAACGTCAGCTGACGGATTACAATTTGCCAAGATCTCTGTCGGTTCATCAGTACCAGCTGCCCAAACCGCAAGATGGAATGATATCATTGTACCAAGCTTGAAAACAAAGAGCTGGTACTTGGAAATGGAAAATGTAATATGGACAACAGATTCAATTGTTAGTACCTACGATCAATCGTATTATGATTCTGGTGTTAGAGTACAAGATAGCAATTACTTCCAAGAGTATTCATATCAAATTAAATCATCGTTACCACTTCAGGAATATGAAGAACTATTAAAACAAAATGTTCACCTAGCAGGTAGCAAATTGTTTGGAGACTTTATATTTAAATCTTATCAGGCTTCAACGATTAAGCCAAGGTTTATGAGATTGTTTAATGATGATGGGGGTGGATCGCCATTTGATCTTGCGAATACCTCATTACTTGAAGCATCGGTAACAAACTTCACGGTTGATAGCTCTTTTATATCTGTAGACCACGAACCAGTATAATAAATATTTAAAATAAAGATTCACTAGGAAATAAGCCATGACAAAGCAAGTAATTAATATCGGAACAACGGCAAACGACGGGACGGGTGATCCGTTACGAATTGCATTCGATAGAGTAAACGATAACTTTAACGAAGTTTACAATGCGCTGGGTAATTCGCAAAACCCAATTGATCTATTCGATAATAACGGCGCGCTTGATCTATTAGGTAAACCGCATAAAGTATCTTTCTTATATGATACTAAAGCATTAGTTGATGCAGTGTCGCCTTCGACTTATCATGGTGCTATTGCACACGCACACGATACTGGAACTGTGTATTATGCACACGGTTCATGGAGAGGATTACTAACTGATAACTCAGCAGGAGACGTATTAAATTATGTTGACCCGCTAAATCTAATATCGTATAAAGCTAATGTTATTAACGAAGATAACTCTGCAAATACTGCAAATCTTATTCTTAAGTCAACTGGCACCGGTTCTTATGAATGGGTGGCGCAAGCGCAGTTTGACACAAGCCTAACTCAACTTACTGATGTTGTGATTTCAAGTCCTCAGGCAGACCAAGTATTAGCTTACAACGGTTCTGAGTGGACTAATCTATCGCCAACAGGTGGAAGCGGTGGAGCTAATCTGTTTAATACTGTCGCAGTTGGTAGTGATAGCATTACTGCTGATAGTGAGACAGATACTTTAACACTAGTCGCAGGATCTAATGTTACTCTTACAGCAAATACATCAACTGATACGATTACAATTGCTTCAACTGGCGGTTCTGGTGCAACGAGCTTACTTGCTCTAACTGACGTTGGTTCTGATGGAACTAATGGTCAAGTATTAACCACAGACGGTAGTGGTGCATTTACGTTTACAACAATAGGTGGTGGAAGTGGTGGAGATTATGCTGATTCCGATGTTAGTGCTCATTTAAATACAAGTGCAGCAACTACGAATCAGATATTAAGTTGGACAGGTTCTGACTTTGCTTGGGTTGCAGATCAAACGGGTGGCAGTTCATACACTAACTCAAATGTTGATACTCATCTAAATTCCGGTACTGCAGCATCAAGCCAAGTATTAAGTTGGGATGGTTCTGATTATGCTTGGGTTGCTCAATCAGGAGGTGGCGCGGCAAGAGTTACTGAAACTGAAACAACAGCTTCTATTGTAGATGGCGCAACTGGAAATGTTGAGTTTGCCACGTTAGGTAAATCATTCGCAATACAAAAAGTAACTGCACAAAAAGAATCGTGGATACGAATCTATTCTGATACGGCTTCAAGAACGGCTGATGCAAGTAGAACTCAAGGAACAGATCCTGCTGATGGTTCTGGTGTTATTGCTGAGTTTATTGCTACGTCTCCAAACACTGAATTTAAAGTTACTCCTGCCATTTACGGTTGGCTTGATGATGGCGAAGCAACGGTTCCAGTAGCAATACAAAATAATACTGGCGGAACAACCACATCTTCAGTTACAATTCAAGTATTAAAGATAGAGTCATAATATATGGATAAGCAACTTTATAACGTATTACTAGAACAGGGTTCTGACGAAGCAGCTTTCTTAGCTACCGAAGCAGCAGGCATGACGTGCTACGATAATCTTAACCTTTTTGATATGTTATTGGTTATGCAATTAACTGAAGAAGAAGCAAATACTTTATCAGAGAGTCCAAAAGTAAAAGCTGTTGAGAAAGAATTAGTAGCCGAACCTAGTTCATATCCAACAACTACCCCCAGATACGAATCTAGTGGTGCTACTTTTAGAACAAGAACAACACCGCCAACGAATGGTAATGGTAAAAATTATACTGGAATGAATATGTTTTTCACCAGTGAATTTGATCCTGCCTCGGGGTTCACTGGTGATTCGGCTGGTTACTTTGGTGATTTTAATTTTGACGATACAGTTAAATCAAACTTCCTTGGTGACTATGTTGATATAGTTGCAGTAGAAGCAGGCGACGAATCAAACGCTGTTGGTAATGGGCATCAAAACCATGTTGATTTTCAAGAGTTTGATAGCACAACTAGTAGATTCGTTCCAATGGATTGGTCGAGCATAAACTCATCCCTTGATACTACTTTAAATAATCAAATTACTAACCCAAATGGAACTAGTAATAATGGGTACTTTACTTCTCATGCTGCTGGAGTATTAAGCGCAGCAGGTGGTAAGTATTGTGGTTGGGGCAAAAATTCTTCTCTTAGAGTAATATATCTTGGCGGTGAATCAATTTCTTCTGTTTATTATGCTATTCTTCAATTTCATATTGATAAAGCAGTTAATCCTGCTACTGGTGTAAAGAACGCAACGGTTATTACAGGAGCATACGGTTATTCAGGACTCGAACATTCGAAGTTTTTTGATATTGAAGATTGTTCATATATAGAAGCAAGAGATCCAGTTACTAATGCCACTACTACGTATAACAGAGGCGGTTACTTAGAAGGTGAAGAATTTAATATCACAATGACTGCTAGTGGTTCTGCAGAATACATAGTGACTGGTGGCGATCGAGTATTTACCGGAGCTACAGCATCAACACCTCTAGGCAATAGAGGCATTACTGTAAAACCGGGCGATAGAATTACAATAACTAATAATGCGTCAGGAGGCCATCCTCTCTATATTAAAACTTCACAATCTGGTGGATCTACTAGTGATCTATATGCTGGAGTAACAGGACAAGGTACATCAGAAGTATCTTTTATCTTACCTGACGCAAATATAGTATTGTATTATATTTGTGGATTTCATTCAGCAATGACTAGTACTATTGCATGCAATAAGGATACTACAACTTGGAGTCAAGATCTTAGACCATTTGTTAGATCTGGCATTATTCCAAGAGTAATTCAA